AGCGCCACCATGTCGAAAGCGTCAGACGAGAATGGATTCAGCATGGTTGGTTACGCTCCTTCGCGGACCTTGATGTTCGCGGCCTTGAGTTGGGCGATCGCCGCGTCCTTCTGGGCCTGGGTCGCGCCGGTCGGCCAGGCCAGACCGTTGTTGGCGACAACAGCGGGGCCGTTCACGATCGCAGTGCCCTTGGCGTCGACGCCGTTGGGCGCGGTGACGTCGGCGACCAGGATGCCGTAGGCCTTGTCGGCTCCGTCGGTGGCGGCAAAGTCGATCTGCTTGACCTTGCCCGAGCCGGCAGCCACGGTGATCGTGAAGGCGTCACCGGCAACGAAGTCCACGGCGCCGTCGGCGATGGTGAAAGTGAGATGAGTGGTGAAGGCCGTGCCAACGATGGCGGTCCCGATCACGATCCCGTCCGGGTCCTCCACTACGAACGTGCCGCCATTGGTCGCGGGTTCGATGCAGGTGATGCGGTAGACGCCCGGCTTGGCGGCTTGGCCCACGGGCGGGGCCGCGGTGATCGTGCCGTTGCCGGTGTTGCCCGCGACGGCCGCGCCCGTGGCAGCGCCCTTGGTGATGCGACCGAGCACCATCGCGGTAGTGAGCACCCGGTCGGCGCCGGCGCCGGCGAGCACGGTTACCGGCTCGCGGCAGTAGAGGGCCTCGGCTTCATACTTCAAGACATCGCCGAGGTACAAACCTTCAGTCTTGACGGCCATCTCAGTTCACTCCTTTCGCCGCCAGCTTCTCGACGGCCTTGATGACAGGGTTGTTTTCGAGTGAGGGCTTAGCGCTGGTGCCGGTCTCCGGCATCACGTGCGAGCGAATCTCGACGGCGTCTTCGGCCACCCGGGCCTCCATAAGGACTTGGCGAGCCTCCGCGGGTGTGATGCCACGGGCCAGCAGCCGCGCGGCCTTGTCAGGCATGCCGGCCAGGGCGCAGAGTTCGACGATCTCACGTGCCTCGCCGTAGCCCTGCTTCCGCGCCTCGGCCCGTATGGCTTCGATGTCCACTGCAGGCTCGGCGATTTCGGTCCGAACCGGTTCTTCCTTCATGGTGGTTTTACCTCCTGGTTGGAATAGGGTGCTGCGGCCGCCGATCGCGGCCCGCAGGTCGTTCAGTGCATTCTCGGGCGTGCCCACGCGGTCGGCCAGCCGGGTGTTCACGCCGTCGGTACCGAGAAAGACTGCCGCCTCGGTCCCGCGGATGGCTGCTTCAGAAAGGCCTCGGTTTCTCGCAACCGCCGCGACCAGCATCCCGTATGTCCGGTCCACTGCGGCTTCGAGAACCTGGCGCGCCTCCTCACTCAACGGCACGTGGGGATGGAGGTCGGCCTTGCGAGCGCCGGCGTGGACGATGGTGTACTTGAAGCCGAGCTTCTCGTCGTTGCCGGTCATGTCGAGATGCGTGACCATCACCCCGACCGAGCCGACGCCGGAGGTCCGGCTCACGTAGATCCGGTCGGCGCCGGAGGCCAGCAGATACGCCCCGCTCAAGGCGTCGTTGTTGGCCACAGCAAACACGGGCTTCGACGAGCGGGCGGCGTAGATGGCGTCGGCAGCATCGAAAGCGCCGGCGACCTCCCCGCCGTGCGAATCGATGTCGAGCAGGATGGCCTTGACCGCCGGGTCCTTGGCGGCGTCCTGGACCTCACTCTGGATGTCGGTGTAGGAGCGCAACCCCGACAGCGCATCGACACCGTACGACTTGTGGACCAGTGTACCTTCGATCGGGATGATCGCGATCCCGTCCGGGGTGATCTCGACGGCCTTGTTCGCGGCTCGGACTTCCCCGGCTGCGGCCACGCACGTCGGATCCAGGCCAAGGCGCGGCGCGAGCACCGCCAGGATCACCTCAAGCTTCTGGGGTGCGATCAGGAGCGGCGTGTCAAAGACCCGCGTCGCCAGATGCGTCAGCGTCTTCATCGTCTTCCTTTCGAGGATCGGAGTCGTACTCGAGGCCCAGCTCGTCGGCCCGGGCGTTGTCGGCGGCGATCTCACGATCGATCGCCTCGGCGTCGTAGCCCTGCTCGGAGACCACCTCGGCGCGGCTCTTGAAGCCGGCCCGCACGGCCATGATCTGGGCCTTGATGTCCTTCAGCGGATCGACCCAGGCCCAGCCCGGCGCAATCCACTTCACGTCGAGAAGGCCCGGATCATCCGCCGCGGCCCGCAGGGCGCCCGCGAGGAGCGCGGCCTCAATCCACCGCTGCCAGATGGGCCGGCACATCTGGTAGACGATCACCTGGTGCTGGAACTGCTCGCACCGACGCCGGAACTCGAGCAGCCCGGCTCGGATTGAGGAGTAGTTGACGCCGGTGAGGTCCCCGGTCAACTGCTCGTAGGTGATCCCCATGCCGGCCGCGATCGACCGCAACTGCACCCGCATGAACGTCTCGTAGGTCGCGCCAACGTCGGCCGGCGTTGAGAACTTGACATCTTCGCCAGGCAACAGGACCTGCAAGGTGCCCGGCTCAAGGCCCGCGAGCGAGGCGCCGCTTGAGTCCGGGGCGCTCTCGCCGAGCATCTGGTCTTCCGGCGCGTTCTTCGTCACGAAGCCCGCGAACATCGCCGCCGTCTTCTTGCGCACCAACTCGGCGTCGTCATACTGGTCAAGCTCGTAGAGCTTCACGAGCACCTGCGTCAGCCACGGCTGGCCGCGAAGCTGACCCGGCCGCAGCGGGCGGAACAGGTGCAAGACCGAATCCGCGGCAACGCGAACCAGCTCGGTCGACGCCATCGGGTTCGAGGTATCGCCCGGGTGCTCCCGATAGAGGTGATACGCGACTCTGCGTCCGATCTTGTCGAACTCGATGCCCGCGCGGATGTAGTTGCCGTTCTCGAGGCGCCGGGTCTCGTTCGCCGGCAGGTGCTCCGCCTCGAGCAATTGGAGCTGGAGCGGAACGCTCAAGCCGTCCTTCGGCAGCCTCGGGCGCAACCGGATGAAACATTCGCCGGCCTCCATCACCGAGCGGCAGGCCATCGCCTGAAGACCATAGAAGTCGGTCAGCCCCGTGGCATCGGCCTCGTCGGTCCATCGGAGCCAGAGCTCCTGAATCCGCTCCTTGAGCCGCGCATCCGGATGCAGTGACTGCGGCTTGATCCCGGTCCCGATGGCATTGGCGACAAACGCATCGAGCGCATTCGCGGCCCACGGGTTCCGCCGCACCATGTCCCGCGAGCGGGACCGCAAGGTGTCGGCGCTGCGGAAGACCAGCGTGTTGATGTCGCTGGTCGAGACGATCCAGCCGGCGGTGCGGCGCGTGCTTGCGGCCGCCTCGTAGTCGGCCGCCGCCCAGAGCCGCGGAAACGCGGCTTGCAGTCGCTTCCAGAAGCGCAATCAAAAACCCTTCGCTGTTGAGATCCGGATCTGCCGCGTGACCGGGGTGTTCGTGTCCTTGGCAAGTTCCGCCTCCGCCGCCGCGATAGCTGCCTTCAGCTCGTCGATGCTGCGGTACTCGATCTCGCGGTCGGCGAAGCGGACACGCCGGGCGCCGTTCGCCAGGGCGTCGCGCAGTGCCTGAAGCTGCTGCTCGGTGTACGGCATTTCAGCGCTCCAAAAATTGGGAGCGGATGATCCGGCGCACGGACGCCGGCCTCTGCTCGGTCACGACTGCGTGCGGGGCCGGCTGTCCAATCTCCTGCCGTTCCTGCTTGCGCTTGATCGCCGCGCCCACCTGATCTTCGAGCGCCTTCCAGTGGCGCTCTGAGAATCGGTCGAGGCCATAGACCGTTGCAGCCGCCCGCGCATAGACGCGGCAGTCGAGCGCCTCGTTGCGCTCGCGCATCTTCTGCCACTCCATCCGCCGGTAGCCCTTGACGATGCGCGGGACGAGCTGCTCGGCGGTGAGTTGCTTGAAGAACTCCTCGGAGTACTTCGGGAAATGCGAGTACCCAGGCGGAAACGGCTCGCCGCCTTCGTCGGTCGGTTTCTCCAGGCGCAGCCACCGGTAGATCTCTTCCTTGATCAACCCCGTGCACACCGGCCACACGCGGATGCCGCGCCGCATCCGCTTGCCGGTCACCGAAACATCAACCGCCGTCGCCTGGCCGACCGGCGCCGCTCCGCGCTCGACGCCCTTGATGACCATCACGCGGGGCGAGGCCTGCTTTCGGGCCCAGTTGTAGACCTCCTGGGTCGCGTAGCCCGAGTCCACGGCTAGGCGGACAATCGGCAGTTCCACGCCGGAGCCGGTCCCGTAAGTTTCGTCGAGCAGTCGCGAGATCTGATCCCAGACCTCGCTTCGCGAGGTATCTCCCTCGAAGATCCGATACTCGACCGACCAAGACTCCTTCCCTCGGCCCCATGCAACCACTTCGCACTCGATGCGGTCCCGTTGAACGTCAACGCCGGCAGTGAGGAAGAGTCCGCCTCCCGGCACGGTGCTGATCTTGTAGTCCTCACGGCGCTCGTACAGCCGCTGCCAGTCGGGCGCCTCGCCCATCTGCGTCCAGGTCTCGCCCAGCACCGTGTTCACGAAGACCTGGAGGAGGGACTGGTCCTTTTGCGCCTGCTCAAACATCTTGGCGGCGTCGGCCCAACTGAACCAGCCCACCGGGCTGTAGAGGCTCGAAAGATGAAAGCCCGCCGTGCGCCCATCACCGACTGCGTTTGGCCGCCACTCACCCCGCGCGAGCATCTGGTGCTTCTGGTGGTTCTCGAGCCGGGCGCCGCACTGCTCACAAACATAGACCGCCTTCTCGGGCTCACTTTTCGGCCAGGTGATCTGAGCGAACTTCAGCACCTGAAGCTCGCCGCAGGCCGGGCAAGCCAGCCAGTAGCGTCGCTGATCGCTTTCCTCGAAGGCCTTCTCGACCCGGCTGAGGCCGGCGATCTTCGGCGTCGAGGCCAGAAAGACTTTCCGCCGCGCGAACGTTCGGGTTCGAGCCAGCGCCAGGTTGACCGGATCGCCCTCGCCGTCCACATCGCCGGGGTAGCCGTCCACCTCATCCAGGAACAGATACCGCGCCGCCATCGATCGCAGCCCCACAGCGCTGTTCGCTCCGGTCATCACCAGCACCCCGCCTGGGAACTCTTTCGCCAGAACCGTGTTCCCACTGTCGCGCGAGCGCGGATCGCGGACCAGCTCCCGAAGCACTCCACTCTCCTCGATCAGCGGATCGATACGCTGTTTCGAGTTGCGCTTGGCCATCTCGACCGTGGGCTGCACGCCCATCATCGGCCCTGGCGCCTGGTGAATCACGTAGCCGATCCAGTTGTTCCCGCACTCGGTCGCGCCGACCTGCGCGCCCTTCATGAACACCACGCGCTCGATGGGCGACGACGGCGAGAGGCAATCCATGATCTCTTTCAGGTACGGCGTCCGATTCGTTCGCCACGGGCCCGGCTCGGCCGAGGCACGCGTTGACAGGATCCTGTACTGGTCCGCCCACTCGGAGATTGTCAGCAGCGGATCGGGCCGCGCGCCGGCAGCCGCCGCCGCGGCGTAGATCTCCTCAGCCGTTTGAACCATCAGCGAACTCAAGCAGCGCCTTCCGAATCTCGGTGGTCAGGATGTCGTGGACCTTACGAGGGTCGCTCTCGGCGGCGAGCATCGCCGCCACGCGGTCCGGGATGTTCAGCATGCCGTCGCGGAAGATGCGGAAGCGATTGAACGCCGCCACCTGCACTTCGTCGCGACTGACGAGTTTGCCGAGCCGCTCCTCGTAGTCGATCTTGGCCAGCCGCGCCAGGTAGTTCTCGCGCACCGCGCGGGCCCGGGCGTAATCAAGCCCGCCCGCCGCGCCAAGATCAGGCCGCGGCGGCTCAGGCGCTGGTTGGGCCGCCGGGCGCGGCGGAGGCGATGGAAAGGCGATGGTGTGCGCCTTGGGCCCCGTGTTGCGCTCCCAGGCCGCGTCGGCTTGCTCGGTGTCGATCTTGCCATCCGCCGTCGTCCGAATCCGCCCCGATTGAATCGCCTTCTGAACCGCTCTCAGGCTTACACTTCGGTGCCTCGCGTAGCCCCTGAGGCTAACAATCGCCATCGCATTTTCTTGCCCGATCTACCGAGATTCCGCTT